GCAGATCGGAATTTCCCACAGAATTTTCTGTAAATCCCATCCTGTTTCCTTTGCCAGCACGAACACGCTCGCGGCGCATCCGGCCGGCGTCAGGCGTTTCCCGGGTCGCCGATTGGCTTCTTATCCGGGATGACCGCCACCCGCGACTTGTTAGCTTCCCCAAGGATCGCCGCCACCAGCAGCCCGGCCGTGTCTCGATCCTCCGGCGTCATATCCTCTGACCATTCCATGAGCTTTTCGCGGAATTCGTCCTTATTCCACGCCAGCCGGATCGCGGCTTTCCTATCCTTGGCCAGCAGAATGTGAACGTAGAGAAAAGACCATATGAAATATATTGAGCTGTCGGCGTCGTCCCGGACTTGGAGCAAAAGCAGCCGGGAGCCTTCGGTGTAGGGCGCAAGGCGTTGATCTTTGAAATATCGATCCGGGCTGACGAACGCGGAATTCAATTCCGCCTCTAGGTCTTGGTCGCTCATAGCCTACTCAAAAGTGCTTTCTTTAGCTCAGGACGGGCCTTCTCTGCGACCAATAGCGTCTGCCCGCCTCTTTGTATGGATAGAATCTTTTCTGCACGTTTTACAAGGCCGAGCAGGGTTTCCCTGTTTTCAAGTGCAGCCCGGACGAACCGGATCGACGCATCCTCCGGGCTTTTCATTTCAGCCCATGTGCGTTCCATTTCAGCCCTGGCGTCCTGTCCTTCGCCGCCATCTGTGAACCAGAACGTGACCTGCTCGCGCCCATCCTCTTTTTGGATTCTTGTGACCGGATCCATGGGCCTCAGCTTGGCACCATAAGCGGCAGCGGCCGCTGCTACTTTGATATTCGTTGTACCCCAGAAGCTCTCGATCATTTTAGGATCTCAGGTGAACCGCCCTTTCGGGCTTAGCTCATGTTGGGGTAGCGAGTGGCGCTGACGTCCACAGTGACGAACGCGTCAGGGCTTTTTGAGAAGGCCACGGATTCAACCACGATCTTTCCGCCGGTGCTAGTAGCGTTGGCGAGGGTGGTCAGAACGGCTCCGGCCGTTGTGGCGTAGGTTCCGGTGATTGTGCCGGAAAAGCTGAGAGCGTCGGTCTGGTTATAAAGTGCGAGAGCGACCACGTCGCCGGACGCGTTGCGGACTTCCGCTTTCTCGATGTTCCTTGTTTCAGAGAAGTTGGAAACGAGGATTCCGCTCTCTGCGCTCATTCCGAAAGAAAGGCCTGAAGTTCCGATTGTGGTCGCCATATTGCCCTATTTTTTGTGTCAACTCGCCACGCTGTTCGGGTATGCAATCACTGCCAGTTTGAAATTGCGCTTCATGCTGCGCTCCTCGTTGTCGGCCTCCGCCTCGCTGCTTTCCAGCTTTGCGTTGTAGCAGCGGGCCGAACCGATCGCTGTGGTGGCGTTGAGTCTGGCCGTCAGGCTGCTTGTATCATAAAACGCCTGAAGGATTTTCGAGCATTTTTGAGTATGTGCCGCCAGCGTCGTGTCGTCATAGCTCTGTTCCAGAATGATCTCCACCGGGACGCTGAACACGCCTGATCCCTGCACGGGTTCCTCTGTTCCCATGGTCGCTTTGATGACGATCGACGGTGGCTTGTTTTCGGTCAGATCGTGCGACAGGTGGTAGTCCTGCCCGGTGACAGTGGCGGAAAGTAGTTCCTGAAAAGCGCCTTCGATAAGGCGATCGAGCATGGTGACGGCGGGCATATTCTAAACCCTGTTGTCACCAGATCGGTCGAATCGATGGATCAAAAGTGACCATAGTTTTGCACCCAGCGCCACCGTGGGGAAACGTGGACGTGTAGGAATAGCGCCGGACACAATCCGGCCAAGTGATTGTCGCCTTTCCCCTAGCTGCTTTGGACGTATCAACTGACCGATCGTTGTCTTCGATGATAAAGGTGCAAGGGAGGCCGGAGCCTGCGACATAGTTCACGGCTTCATAAAAGTGACCTTCATCCTCCGCCCCGTCGCCCAGAAAGCACCATACCTTTGATGCGCTGCCCTGTTCTTTGAGCGTGTGCGCGACTCCGGCCGCTATCCCGCACGTCCCGGCCAGCACGCTGGAAGTGTAAAAATTTAATTTTCGTTCAAAGACGAACATGGATCTGCCATCTTTGATCATCTGTTCCAGTGCGTCGGGATCCCCGCCGGCCAAAAGGTAGTGATAATGCGATCGATGGGTTGAAAAGATCCAATCTCCCGGGCGAATTTCCTTATAGATTTCAATCAGTTGATCTTCGTTTCCACCGCAAAGGTGGATCAGATAGGGCAGTTTCCCCTGCTCAAAAAGGGCTTTGATCCGCAGCTCAAAATCGATCAGGTCTTGTTTATTCATACAAAGGCGTCATGGCTATCGGTTGCCAGCTTTTCAAACAGCGCAACCTTCGCGTGATTGGCGCATTCATGCAGGCAGCTCACGCCGGGGTTGAAGTTCTTGTGCCATGCCTTCGCCTCATCGCCGAACCATGCCTGACTGAATGTTTGATTCTTCATCGATGCGATCCGGCCGTGATTTGCGTATGCCGTATTGTGGCAGGCGTAGATATCCAGATCCGCACCGACCACGCAAACGGCTTGAGCATATAGGCAACGATGAAACGGCCGGAGCGGCGACTTGCTTGGACTATCCAGATCGTAAGTCGTATTGATCGTAAAATCCTCATCACAGAATGACTGACATTCCGCAAGTTGTTCACGCACCCTGGTCGCAATCGTACCGTGATATTCCTTAAAGTTTTGAACATAGACGGGCGAAAAGCGGACGTTGCTCACCCCGCATTCCTTCAACTTTTTTGCAAATGGAACGAGCCCTTCGTAATTATAACGGGTAATGATGAAATTGATTCCAAGATCGCAGCTTTCGGTTTTTGTATTGGAAAAGTTTTTTATGTTTTGCATGACCGAATCAAACGATCGATCCGGCACGTTTCGGCTGGCGGCCATTTGTTCAGCGCTGGTGTAGTCCATGGAAATCCTGACCCACTTGGCGTTGCCCAATACTTCCGCCCGCTCTCCGGCGAGAAGTTGGCCGTTAGTGATGATGGAAAGATCCAACCCGGACGAAACAGTCTTAGTCATAATTTGAACAATATCTTTATGCAGTAGCGGTTCGCCGCCTCCGCTGAACGTCACGGCCTTGGTGCCTATGTTGGAAAGATCCTCGATCAATTCCATGGCCTTGGCCGTAGGCATGACGTCCCGTTCGTTCATGCTGGTGTGCATTCCGGCTTGCAGATGTAGATCCGGGCGATCCTTGGGCCGAGTTGTGCCATCAGAATAAACGCAAAAACGGCACGCATGATTGCAGATATTCGTCGGTTTGATCCGAACGTAGATCGGGGCCGTGATAATATCGTCCCGGAAGCTGGCGATCTTATCGGGAAACGAAAAGATTTTCAGGTCGCTGTATTTGTTCTGCTTCACCAATCGTCCTTTCGTTCGACAAGCATGGTCGATCGGCCCCAGCTCAGTCCCTCAAGTGCGAATTTATATTCACCGGCCACCTGCGAAGGGTGTGAAAGATCGATGACGGGAAAGTCCACCATTCCCCTGATCGCCTGGGTAAAGTCCTGCGTGTGCGTTGGCCCTGTAAAAAGTGCCTTCTTTTTATTTCCCACGACCACTCTGATGATGGCGGCCGGATAGAATTGCCCGCAGCTTATTTTGGCCGCAGCGCCTAGATGGTTCACGATTGCGTCCAAGGCGTTCAGAATGAAATCCATTCTTTCGATAAAAACGACGGGCTTCAGTCCTGCCAGACTTAGGCCGGTCGCCATTCCAACCATGAGATTTTCAGCCACAGGCGTCTCGATCAGTTGAGAATCTGGAACGCGGTTCAGTGTGCCGGCGGCCCGACCGCCCACTTTTACGCCGTATCCAATGAACCGGACGGCCGGATCCCAGGCCAAAGTTTCCATAGCTTTCGTCAGCTCAGCTTTCAAAGCAGCCCCACTTCTTCCAAAATATGAATGGCGTGAAATGCGCTTCTGGCCATCTGCCCGCGTTCAGTAAGGATTACGTTTTCGGTATCGGCGCAAAGCAGGTGAAAGGCGTCTTTATTGTGAACGTTCAGGCACGGCCAGCTCGGCCCGGTGGATGTTCCGATGATCGCTTTCGCCTTGGCGGCCGTGGCTCCGATCCAAGTGACGTTTTTATTTTCAAAGGCAGGACAGATTTCAGTCGGCGCCGTTGTGATTACTCGATGGCCTTTTGCGACAAGTTTTGAAATTAAAACGGTGAAGTCGTCTTTGTTGAAATTTGTGAATTGATTCGACAGCCCGGGGGAATTGATGACGACGACGTCAAAGTCTTCGGTCATAGGAATGAACGATTCGAGCGCCCAATAATCAAACAAGAGATCTTCCGTTTTGCGTATTGGATTTTTTACGGCCATCCGGCTGGCCAGTTCCTCAAACCAGCACAGGTGAAACTTTGCAAAATCCAATCTGTCGGGATGACCGTACCAGTAGCCGTCGGATCCGCGCCAGGAGTCGATGCTGTCTTTGGGAGCTTGGTCAATCGTCTTGAGAAATAGCCGGCGTGAAATATCAGACCGGAGCGCGTCGATTTCCTCAAATCTGCACAGCTCGGGATTGTAATAATGCGTGATCTCTAGTTCAGGATTTTGCAGGCATAGGCGGCGCAGAAAGTTTAGCTGCACCAGATTGTCGCCAAGTCTAAACGCATTGTGCGCGTGAATCACGGATTGCGTTCCTTAAAAATCTTTTCTCCCAGCGTGTAGTTTTCTGTGGCATTGTGCTTTTTGAATTCTTCGTCCTGTGGTGCGCCGGTGAAGAATGGGTTGTTATGTTTGAAGACCACATCTTTTGCGTCCACGATCACTCCGTCGAATTTTGCCCTGTGGCTGAATTCGTTGTCGGAAAAGATTCCAGAACATTGATCGTATTCAGCTGCAAACATGGCGCCCTGATCCTCTAGTCTCGCCCGGGTCATGATTGCCATGCACAGCAGGTCGTCTTTCCGGTGACCGTCGCTGATCGCCAAAACCTTCGGCTTGCTGGTATCGCCTAGCCTATCGATCAGAATCTGATCCCAGTGCAGCGGTGGATCCCAATCGTCGGAGCCCTGCACGATGATCTCGCCTTGCGCCACTGCGGCCGCCCTGTTCCAAGCGGCGATACAGCTACCCTTGCCCATGACTGGCCCCCACGGTTTGAGCGTCTTCGCCTTTTCGTCATCGTCGTCGCAGGAAAAGATCCATTCGACGGCCGCCGGATCGGCCGCCTTTTTCATCCATAAGATCCGGGCGTTAATTGCTTCTTGTGGGCGCCCGCGGGTGGCGTGACAGATTGAAATTTTGACCGGACGAATCTTCCGCCAGCTCGCCCACACGCGCTCGGCCTCGTCGTTGTCGCCTACGGCCCGGCATGCCGCGATGTACAGATCGATGCATTCAAAGTCATAGACAGTTCGCTGGGCGTTCCAGACCGTGACGCCGGGATCCGATTGAACCATCGCCGACTTGAGATAATGGTAGGCCGACGACCAACGGCCGACGGACGCTTCTTCCCGGGCCAGATAGTAAAGAGATTCCCGGCGGCTGGGATTCATGTGATGCGCTTTGTGATAAAGCTCGATCCGCTTTTCACGGTCAGGCGTGGCCGTCGCAAGATTGTTCATCGCCTCGTATGCCAGCGTTGCCTCCTGATCCGGCCAGTGCGCGGCAGCGTTTGACCAGGTGATCGATTCCGTCCGGTTGTTGGATAGGAAAAGTTCCTGCTGGTAGTAATAGGCGTATTTGCCGGCCTCGCTCAGTTGCGCTTTGAGAATGCGCAGATTCCGGTCAGCGCTTCCCTGCTTGTATCCGCCGGGATGATGTTCAACCCAGACCGCCTGTTCACCTACTGATGTATATCCCGGAAGGGGTAATAATGCTTCATGCACAGCGTAGTTCCACCGGCCCGTCCATCCGTTCTCGGTTTTCTTGACCATGCGTTCCCGTACTGGGGTCAGTTTGGCGTTTAAAACCGCATAAACTCCGGCATAGATCCCGACCTTCGGATCGGATTCAAACGCCGCCACGGCCCTTTTAAACGCGTTTTTTAGGTCTTTATGAGGCAGGTCATCACAGTCGATCCACACGGCATAGTCGCCAGAGCAGGCGTCCAGTGCCTTGTTGCGGGCGGCTGCGAAATTGTCGATATGCGGCCAATCGGCGCCTGCCGTGGCGTTGTGATATTCCGTGATGACGGCCCCAGCCTTTTCAGCGATCGCCTTGGTGCCGTCGTCCGGCCGGGATCCCTGCGCCATGCAGACGACCAGCTCATCGCAGAACGGTTTGAATGCGGTCAGACAGCGTTCCATAAATTGCGCCTCGTGGCCGGCGATCATGTAAATTGAAATTTTAGGATTTCGGGTGGCCACGTTTAAACCTCTCGAAGTCCGAGGACGTAGCTTCCGATCGATGTATCAATCGACGCCACCCGATAACTGACCGAGTTCGCCACAAGAATGGATCCAATTGTGGGGGCCGATGAGATGGCGGTCAGGTCGATGGTGAACGTTGAATTCAGATCCAAATCAAAACCGCCCAACTCGACGTTCTCTTTGCGTGAGACAACGGACAGGATCCCGGTGACGCTTGTGGATCCGATGGTGGCGGCGGTACCGGTCTGGGTGTAGAGAGCCGCCAGACTTTCCTTCAGGCATTCAGTAAATTCAGACATTTGAGGATTTCTTAAAGTGGAAAGGGCGGCGGGCCTTTCAGCCCACCGCCCTCCCCGAGTGAATTAGCTACCGTTGATACGCACGAGGCTGTTGGTCTCGCCGGCCTTCACGCCGTAGATCAGCGCGTAGGTGCGTTGGAGCAACCCTTTGACCACGTCGTAGTTCTCGCGAACCTGAACCGACAGGCCAGTGCGGGGTTCCGTCACCACGCTGATGTCGCCGGGGATCGGGACGCCAGTTGGGACTTCGGGAACGCGGGCTGCAATCAAGAGCGCTTCACGTTGGGCAAAGAAGCCGCCGAGGGTGATGCTGTTTTGGGGCACAGCGCTATAGAGGTTTATGTTGAACCCAGCGACAGATCCGATGCCGGCCGTGCGGGATTGTTCACCGCTGATCTGCGCATTCGCCACAATGGTCGAATCATTTAAGAGACGGCCATAGAACGAAGGGGCGAGAACCGCGTACCGATCGTTCTGGGGAACGTTTGCGTTGTTGAGGGTGATTCCAGCCGACACCACAGAGGCGTAGCTGAAGGTTGCCGAGCTCTGCGTGAGCGCGGAGGTGAAGCTGCTGGAAGTGACGAGCGCGAGCAAGTCACCGACCATTTGCAACCCGAGAGCGTGAGCGGCCGCACCGGCGAACCGTTCGATCAGGTTGATGTTGGAGCTGGTGCGCTCTTGATCGTCCACAGCGTAGGAAACGTGTTTGAACTTGTTCAGGGTGATCTGAACATCGGTTTGTGTGGTAGCAGTCGCCACGTAGCCGTTGGCCTGCGAGTAGTCCTGGGCGGTTGTCGCAGAGATGCGGTGGGTGTAGATCGAGGCGTTGTATTTTGCCGCTTCGCTGCTGAAATCCGTGACGGAGTTTCTCAGGAAGCTGTAATCCGCCACGAGGATCTCGAGAGCCCTCTGAGCGATTACATTGGCATTCGTCGTTCCGATTGAGTTGGCCATGTTAGTTTCTCCTAGTGGACTGGATTACAGTCCGAGTTTGCGGAGCAGTTCCGACCGACGGGTCGGAGACTTTTCCGCGTTGAATTGATTGAGGATTTCAGCCCGGCCGAGCGGTTGGCTCGATTCAGCGGGAACCGCCACTGCACCAGCAGCGTCGGCCTTGGCTTTTTCCAAAGTGGTCACGGCCTTATCGGCCTTCTCGTCGGACTTGGCGCTCATCTCTGAAGGCATTGGCTTTTTGGCCATGTCTTCGGCGGGAACTTCAGGAGCCTCGGTCACGTCCTGAGTCGCGTCGGCTTTCATCAGCGCGAGCAGTTCGGCCAGCATTCCGGCGATGTCGGTCAAAGTAGGTTCGGCCATTTTTTCCTCGGGCTTGTCGGCAGGTTTATCGGCAGGCATTTCGGCCAGCTCGGCTTTGACTTCGACAACGGGAGCTTCAACGTAAGGAGCTGCGACCTCGGCCACGACGGCCGGCGCGATCTCCTCTTTCTTCACTTCGACAGACGCTTCGTTCATTTGCAGTTTTTTCATGTCAACTGCTGTAAATGCAGAAAACATTCCGGCGGGGTTGGCGGCCGGAGTACTCACCACGCTGATGTCGTAGATCTCGGTTACCCTGGCGAAACGATCTCCGCCGATTTCTTCCGGGACGCCGCTGAACGTAAGGGATAGGCCGAACCCCTCCGGGAGTACCTGCGCCAAGTGCTGAACGAACTGTGCTTCGTTGGTGTTGAACAGAGTCAGGTCGCCCATCAGTCGTTCGCCTTCAATCCTGAAACCGTCGATATAACCAAGGATCCCGGACACCTCGGCTCCGTGGCCCATGGTCACCTTGATCCGCTTCATGGAATTCGCGACTTCGAGCGCCTGCTCGAGCGACTTTTGATCGATCAGCAGATTGTGGCCCTTGGCCTCGCCGATCGTAAGAATGGAAACGTTTGAGAGTTTATTGGCCATGCAGGCCAACGCGTGTCAATTATTCTTCGCGGTTAATTCGCCTCATTTGTGCGGCCGCCCATGTCTGACCAGCATCCCCTCCCCATAGCGCCCAAGCTATTCTACCGGCTGATGGGAATCCCTGCTCACCTGGGCTGAATCCTCTGCCCTTCTTATCGACTTCATGTCTTGAGAAGTAACTGTGCATTCGAGCGATGGTCGAATCTGGAAAGTCCACATTGTTGATGATGTCTCTCGCCCTTGCAACGCCGACAAGTGTTCCGCCGCGTTTGTGTTTCTTGCGCCATTCCAGCCCGCGCTTGGCCTCGGCAATCATGCCGGCGGTGGGTTTGGCTAATTCAATTTTTTCTTTTTTTTTACGCCAATCCCGACGGCCTTTGCCACCATATCGAGTTCCTTGGCTGACAGGCTAAAGTCAGGATCGTCTTTCATCGTGAAGGATTCTGTCTGTGGCTTAGCGGAAAGTTTCATCTGCCGAACGCACACGGCCGTCCGTTGTGCCGCGTCAGGGAATTCCTTGTTCATCGCCGGATTGCCCATACACCGGCCCATGAAGTTGTCGTCACTTTCGCCAGGATTCTGTGTGGGTAGATCCAGTTCAACCTTCGCTTTCAGATCTGTCTTTGACGTAAAACGTAGTTTGCACGCCGCCTGCCGTTTATCCTGATCGGGATATTCTTTAATCATGCTGGTTTCTGTCATGCACCTATCCATGAAAGCGGATTCGTTTTCGCCTAGTTTGGGATCGGGCATGTTCAGTTCGACCACGGCCGACAGCTCCGCGTCCGGGCCTGCGTTCGGATCCTTTTCAGGATTCACCGGAGTGGGTTCGTCGATGGCCGGAGCTTCTTTGACTGCTTGGACCGGAGCCGCCACGTCGGTCTGTGGAGTCACCGTCCCGATGGATGCGATGAATTCCCGTTCCTTTGCGATCTGTCTGACCTGTTCTTCCCAGTCCTGTCCAAGTTCCCCAAAGTAGTCCTGAAGCGAGGACAGCCCGGCTTTGTAGTCTTCCCGCGCCTGCTGTGCCTCCCGGCCGGCGTCCACGGTCAGCGACTTCGGAGTCTGCCATGTTACCTTTGCGTAGTCTTCGACGGCAGGAAGGTCGCCGTTCGCAATCGCTCCGCCGATGAAGTACCTCCACGCCCGATTGCAGAATCTGTCGATCAGTAGGCGCTGCCGCTGTTCAAAACGGCGCTGCGCTTTGGCCACGATGAACCGCATTCCTGCGCCGCCAACGCTGGCCGGGTCATAAACGAATTCCACCGGAAGTCCCAGCCCCATCGCCACGTCACGGATCAGGAACTTGGCGAACGGTTCAAAGCCAGCGTGCGGCCGGTTCGGCCCGACCATCTCAATCTTTTCGCCAGGGGCCAGCCGGGGGATCGTGGCCGAGCTTGTGATTTCCTCGCGGGCGATTGTGCTTTCGCCAGTGTCCTGCGCCTGCACGGTTCCAAAAAATCCACCCTGCCCGGCCAACTCATCGCCTTCGTTTGTCGTGATGACAGCGGCAATCGAGCCCTGAAGTTTCAGCGCATCCTTTTCGAATTCACCCAACATCTTCAGATCCCGGACGTGATTCAACGCACGGGCCAGCGAGGATCCTCCGCGGATCTGATCGGGCCGTTCCAGTTCCATCAGGTGAATGACCGTTTCCGCCCCGAGCTTCCGGTACAGTTCGCCTGTCTGGATCAGGTAGGCGGTGGGCTCTCCGAGCTTTCCGAGGAACACGCCGTCGGCTGTTCCGTAGTCGTCGCCTTCGCATACCCGGTGACCTTCGACGATTTGCAGTTTCCCCTTTTCAGTCATGACGACGAACACGTCGCCGTCCACGTCGATCGATCGTGAAAGCGTCAGCAGCATGTCCGTCCAAGTCATCCGGCCGGTAACTTCCGGTGATGGCGCAACCATGTCCCGCCAGTATTCCTCACAGAGTCTTCCGAATTCCTGATCGTTCCCGCGATATTGTGGGCGCAGTCCGGGCCCGATCGAATAGGTGGCGATTGAGTCCACCGCTCCTTTGATCAGACCGACGTTGCGGTACATGTGCCGCGCAAGTTTGAGAAGTTCCGTCCGGGTCGCTTCGTTTAGATCGAGGCGTGAATCGCGGGCGTGCGCTCCGTAAATGACGGGCCGTTTACGTGAAAACCCTGCGCCCTCGTAAGGTTGGAACGTGCTGATGCCAGCGCCAAATCCTGCACCGAACGCTTTGATCCCTGCACCCATCCGGGCCACGAGTGAGACTTTTTTCGCCATGATTAGCTGTCCAGAATGTAGGAGAACGAAGCGCTGGTGCGTGTGACTTGCACGCCGTTTAGATAATCAATGGCAGCCTGAAACAGTTCGACGCGTTCGGTGGGTTTCAAGTCGATTTGAAAACTGGCGGATTGTCCGCCCGCCGACGTTCCCACCAAAGCACGCCCGGAAGCTGCGCCGGTCATGGCCGAGTTTCTGTCGGCCGCCAGATTGGTCAGCGCTGTCGCTGTAACCCCGGAGGCTTGTGCCAGGTAGTTGGTAGCGACGGCCCGAGTAAGTCTGCGGGAAATGGCCATCACTCGCCCGTGGGTGTCAACGATTCTTCATCGAGAGCGGCTGTCGGCCTGATGATTTTCCCATACACGGCAAAGCCGGCCAGATAGGTCTCGCAGTCATACAAGTGATCCTGACGGCTTTTGATTCGCACCCATTCGTAAAGATCCTTGCCGGTCTTTCGATTGATACGGTGGATCTTTTTGTGGGAGCTCATGTGTTCTTTGTATTGTGGTGAAACGTCGTGAGCCACTTCCCACAGCGGCCCCTGCCCGCGGCGTAACCATGCCAGCAAATCCTGACAGGCCGGTGAGCTAAGCAGGATTAGCATACAGCCGGCGTCCGTGGGTTGCGTTGCGCTATGCACGGACTTCATCCGACCGCGTGGAGTTTCGATCCAATAAAATGGGCGCTCTTCACCCTTCAATGCCGTGAACTTGTAGCGGGCCGCGATCCGGTAGGTGTCTTGCGCTTCAAACCCTGAGTCGATGCAGACATGCCTTGGATCCACACCGAGCTCGTGGAGTGTTTGCGCCACGTCCTCAATCGTTCGGCGTCGCCCTTCTTCAATCAGCCGACTCGATCCGTCCCTGGCGAACGCACGCACGACGAACCAGTATTCGTCGATCTGTCTATCTATGGCCGCAAGTTTTATATGTTCCGTTTCCCATGATTGCCTTTTCGCAAAAGCGCCCGCTGGAATGTCCACAGTCTTGTCGTCGTCGAACTGATCTTCCCAGGGTAAAGCGCTCCACCCGTTCACGAACCCCTGCAATCCGTGCAGATAATGTTTTTCCGTCAGAAACTTTTTGGCGCAGTCGGCGATCGTGACGCTCAGTGAATAGTACGACGGCAGCCGGAAGCTACGCCGGCCCGGCTCGGCGTTTGGATTGTTGGCCACCCACTTCCCATGATCGATTGCCTTGCGCCGTTCGCCTTCCGTCCACGGGTGATCGCATTTTGTGCAGTGATACCGGGCTGTCTCTCCCACCTTTTTCATGTCCCACTTTCCGTTCGCGTCCCGGGCTGCGTCGTCCCATCGCACCTGTCCAAATTCCATCGCCTGCGCTTCGTTGCAGGCCGGGCATGGGACGTGATAGGTCTCTTGAGATCCGGCCAGATAGTTCGTCCATATGTCGCCGGTGCTGAGTGTGGGCGTGCTGGTCAGAACGTGTTTGCGTGATGGAAATGCCTTTGTGCGTTCTAGGCATAGCGACATAGCAGAACTTTCTTTGTCGGTCGGTGGCGCAAACTTATCCAATTCATCCAAAATTGCTATGCAACAAGGACGACTGCTAATAGAGGCCGGACTGTTACTGCCAGTAAGATTTAACGTACAACTAAGAAATTGCATTTCGAGATTTGCAAAGTCGTCGCTGTCGTAAGGAAACAGCGCTTTGACCGGCTTGCATTTTTCAAAGATGGGCACCAGTCGAGTCTTGGAATATGACCGCGCCAAATCCGCGTTTGGCATGACCAGCAGTGACGGCGCTGGATCGTTGGCGATCCTGTACGCCAACCACACCGCCAGCGTCAGCGTCTTGCCTGTCTGTGATCCCCAACACAGGCAGACCGTATGCACGCCCGGATCCGCCAGCGCTTCGAGCACGCCCCGGACGTAGGGCGAGTTGGCCGTGGAGTACAGCCCAGGCCGAGCCGTGATCCGGCTGTCCAGTTGGATGTTCCGTTCCGCCCATTCAATCACGGACGGCGGCTTCTCATAATGCCAGCGGGCCTTTTCTCGCCGGCGTAGTTCGGTTTGTGCTTTCGTCACAACGCCGATTCCACCTGCCTCATGATCTGCCCCACCTCGTTCTCGACCTCCGCCTGCACCTCGGCCGCCGGGCGGTTGGCGCAGATCGGTGCCAGCCGTTTTGCCATCCCCTTCAGCAGCGGAATCAGCGCGTTGTCCCGGGCGGCCAGCAGCTTGTCGGCCTCATCCACAGGCACCATTTTTCCTTCAGCTTCGTTGATGTCTGGCCGATCGCCCTTCATTTTGCGGAGCGCCTCCACTACTCGGGTGTAATCGCTGATTAATGCCGACCGCTCCGGGCCGGTCGCCTGCTTGGCCGCTTCGCCCAGGGTGGCGGCCAGTGATTCCAGTCGATCGATTTCACCGTCCAGACCAACGCCATCGATCGCCTCGAGTGCTTTGGGCGGGTTTGCGGCCGCCTGCTTTTCAAGCTGGCGCCGAGCTTGGCGCAGACCGACGCCGGCAGCGGCGGCTTGTGCATGGATGGCGGTGTTTTTAGGGCGTCCCATAGGTCTAAGTACGGTTTTTAAATTTCACTCAAAAAAGAGGTGGCAGATGCAAGCAC